ATTGACACCTTCAATGGTGAAAAATGAGTAAACTACCAACCAGTCGTTTGTGACTAGTTAGTATTCTTGCCTCTGCTACCATTTAACCCATGGTAGCTGGCTAGTATCTGATTATTCCCAAGCGCGAATCTTTTCTCTGGTTGGTCGATGTCATATATGCATTGGTCAGCTGGAGTTTAGGTATGGTGCGGGTGAAGAGCGCTGTCGTTCTTCACAACAAATCATAAGCCTAAGCTTTATTGTACCTTAAAAGGGGTACCTGCAGCCCTGGAAATAGAGTGTTTAACTCTAAAGTATAGGAAACTGAATTTAATATAATTTTGGTTCTTTCTTTTGCGATCCAAGGATATTCATCAATACCCAGTACCTTGTACTAGAATTATGAAACCCAATGGATGCCGCGCTCACGCTAACTCTCACCAGTTTTAAGCTTTAGGCTCTAGTAATTAGCAACTACTAGAGGGCCCTGGTCTAGAACGGGAGGAGATAGTGTGGGTTCAACGACGTCTGAGGGTGGATGAGATGTTCTAGGGTTAGAACAGGTACGAGGGAAGAACTTTAAACATTTATTTATTATTATTTAACAAATGAAACATTTAAAATCACATTCCTCGGCTCCTCCACGTATGGGAGAAGGTCGGGTTAACCCGGAAACGGGTCATCCTCGCTCTTCTCCTGACTTGGACGTTAATTGAATTAGAAAGGCTATTAAATTAGTTAATGGTATGATCACTAGAAATGGTGGTCGGTCTCTGATTAATCTCTTCAAGAAATTGGGGGGATCAGTGACCAAAACTTCTAGGTCTTGAGTAAAAGTATATAAAGCCTATGGTTATTTTGTATACAAACTTTATCGTAAGGGAGGATTAAAGTATGTATGCATTTACCTTAAGGCGTGCTCAGTTTTGTTACAACAAGCAGTCGGGGGACAGCGGATTCCATCCACTCGTCCTCTGAATGCCGCAGTGTCACGGACAAAGACGGGATTACCAAGGGTAATTCCAGCTCTGATGCGCGCTCGGATCATGAATCGTGAAGCCAGAGTCGTTAGAATCTGGTTATCGCTGTTTAATCTTTACAGGGTGGTTGAATTCCCTGGAAAGCTTAAATTGCAAACGATTACTGATCCAAGTACTGCTGATAACGCCACCGTTAATGGTTTTTGTCAGTATGTTACTGAGTGTTTCCATCCCTTGTTGTTGAAGATCAACAACCCGGCGAGGTTATTCAATCCTGATCGGATTAAAGTAACTTTAAGAGCTATACCCTTTTTGATCTCTAAATCTAGTCCAGTATTTTTCCTAAAGAAGGAATCAATAGACGGTGAGTCTATTGCTTCCTCCTCTCCTTTAGGGATACTGAAAGCCGCTGCCTTGTTACGTAAAGACCCTGTCTTATGATCACCATTTTCCAAATGGTGTGAATTGACAGATAATCTTTGGGTAACTAACTTGATTAGTCGTTGATCTCCTATGATTGACGCTAATAAGTTGAAGGGGTCGACCGGTGCCCTCGGGTTAAAGGAAGAACCCGCGGGAAAGATTAGAGTATTTGCCATGGTCGATATCTTTACCCAGTGGATTTTTAATCCATTGCATAAGAGGATACAGACCATCCTAAGGCATATTCGTCAAGATGGTACTTTTGATCAGTCTGCTCCAGTCCATTATATGTTTAGTAAAATGGCTGAGAGAGGATTACGGGAAGTATTTTCCTATGATCTCTCTGCTGCAACTGATCGTTTACCTATCGTGATACAAGAACACCTATTAGCCCTCTTTATAGGAAAAGAGTTGGCTCATATGTGGAAAAGTCTCTTAATTTTCCGGGGTTACCACCTTCGGAAGTTAAGAACTACCTTGTATTACTCGACGGGTCAGCCTATGGGTGCACTTTCCTCCTGAGTCATGTTAGCCATTACACATCACGCTATCGTGCAGTATGCGGCTTATGTGGCTCGGGGAAGACAAAACCCTTGAATATGATTTAAGTTATATTCTGTATTGGGTGATGATGTGAGTATAGCCGATAGACGTGTGGCAAAAGCCTACGTCCGGATCATGCGTGGATTAGGTGTCGAGATTTCTTTTGCGAAATCTCTAGAGTCTTCTCGTAAGACTGTAGAGTTTGCAAAGAAATTCTGGATGCCTGAAGACGCATCTCCCATATCATTTAGAGAACTCCTTTGTGCTGAGCGTAACGCTCAATCATTGGTGGAGTTTGTTAAGCGTTTCAACTTAACTCTCCCAGATGCTCTTGACGTTATGGGGTTTGGATGAAGAGTTAAATCTCAAATTCATAAACCTTTCTCTAAGCTTGGAGGTCGGATAAGACGTCTTCTAGTCTTACTGACCTCACCTGAGGGTCCGTACCCTCGGGCGCTTACTGAGTGGCTTACTATGAGATCATTAGTTAAATCAAATGATCAAGCCGAGTGGGATAGAATCTACGATTCATATCTCTCTCGCTCATATCCGTCTCTGCTACAGAAGATAAAATCTTTACGTAAGAAATTATCGAGATGGGCAGATTTGGTAGAGCACTTTACGGCCTGGCAGATGATCGACGTACCGAAGGTCGGTACCCCGTCCTTACTCTTATCTCATTCCCCCTCCGTTATATACGAAGAGGGTGGTTCAGATATTGTTGAAGGTCCAATTAGGGGAGATTTACCTCGTGAGGAAGTGGAGCGCCTTCGTCTCCGGTTCTGGAAAGAAATTGTCTCTGAGTATCGGAGTATTCCGATCACTAAGAGTATAATCTCCTCTCCTGAATCAGCTTCTAAGAAAATCCGGTCATCGCCGGGTCTTAGAAGAAACTTCTTCAAGGAAGTAGTATCTCGCCTAGATTGATCCATAAACGAATATCTTTGAGCTGTCCCTTGATACGATTCTGTCTCTAAGGTGGACAAAATTCGTGTCTTGATGGACATGGTTAGAGTCATCTATACACCTATTATAGAAGCATCTCTTTTAGACCTTGAGAGGCTAAAAGAGTGTGTTGACCTATTCAATACTCCCTACTCAGAAGAGTTAGGGGAGAGTGATAGAGACAAAGCCCTCCAAGCGTTGGTTTCTCGCTTAGGAATGACTATGCCTTCGTCAAATCCAATTGATAAGGCAGAGTTTTTGTGGTCAGTCTTCGATCATATTGAAGAAGAAGTAGGTTTAGTCCCATCCTCCAACTTGGTGCAACGGAGTACTTCGAAAGAAGTACCTCGTTCGCTTCCTAAGGTTCGGATGTGACATTACTTAAACGGTCTTTCCTTCCGCCGTCGGAGAAAAGCTCTGTCCAAGTAACCGATTTTAAGGGTATTACCCGCCTCTTGCTTTCCAAGAGAGGTGAAGATCGGGATAAGCAAATGTACGAAACCAATTACTCAAGACCGAAACACGGAAGTTTTATAACACTACATACATCAACTTAGTTGATGATATGTGGTATAAAATCCGGAAACGTATCTGAGCGTGAAACTGTTCTTAAAAGGACTTACACCTGTAAGTTCGGGGTAGAGCAGTATGTGGGATCCCTGGGGACCAAGCCTC